TATCTGCTCGGTCTAGGCCTATGGTTTGCCAAGCTGCTTTCTGCCTTTTAGTTGCAAAATCAGATATAGACATAGCTAAATATCTGTACATATTCTCCAGGGCAGTACCCGCCATAGAAGACTGGATACCAGCATTACCCAAAGCCATTACAAAGCCGATGGTGTCCTGGATATGTATGTTAAGGTTCTTGGATGTGGAGGCAACATACCGAATGGAGTTACCTAAATCTTGGAGAGATACGTTAGCTGATGTGGTTGCATAGGTTAGCATATCAGACATTTGAGTAGAGGCATCTACCTGTAGTCCAAAGCCCTTTAATGCGTTAGTTAGGATATCTGCTGCTCCTAGCTTCCCGCCTAAAGGGGTCATGGTAGCAGCGGCTAGGTAAGTTGCGTCCCTAGCAGTAGCCTGGATCTGACCAGCGGTTTGACCCGCCATCGCCATAAACCGCATACCAGATGCAACCTGGTCTGGAGTAAATATTGTTTCTCTACCAAGAGATACAGCTAAATCCTTTAGGATTCTAAACTCAGAATTGGTCGCTTCACTAATTGCCAGTACTCCTTGCATCGTATGGAGGAACTCTGCTCCTTCCATAGCTGCCTGATAGAGTGACATAGAGATACCGAATCCGGCAGCGGCTACAGCCACAGTGGTGTCCCGTAATGCAGAAAGGTTACCCCTATATGCAGAGTACTCACTCTTTAGGCCATCTAAAGTATTTTTAATGTTCTGTGCAGGACCACTAAAATTATCCTTTAGAGAAATACTAAAGCCAAGTCTCATACTGGCACCGCCGCTGCCGAATCCTGCTCCTAACATATTATGTTCGTATTGATGTAATTGATCTCTTGTTGTTCATCTTTTCCATCGCTGCCTTATTTTCCTCAAGATATTCATGAGCCAGCTCCAGGAATTTCATCCTGGTAGAAAGAGGTAACCCCCTAAACTCCAGCCAAGAAAACCGCAGCTTAGCATGGCAGGCCGCAAAGTACTCTCTTTCTAGATCTTTGCTGGATAGAAAAAATCCTTGATACCTAGTAAGGGGATCTCCATAGTTTGTTCAGATAATGGGTGGCTAACACGAGTTAGGCCCAAAATCGGAGGGTCGTTACTATGGGCTAAATTCCGAATATAGTGCATGTCCCTTGCAGTAAACCCAGCAAAGGTTGCTACGGGTTTCCAATCAGTTTGGTCCCATACTCTAAGGTTACGAGCTTTCAATTCTTGGTTAACCGTTCTTCCACTTGGGGATAACTTCATTAGGTAATCTTCTCCGTAGCCATCCAAATAGTCCATCCTTAATTTAAAACCCTTAATCTCTCCCTCTATAAACTCCTTTTCGGGATAGGGTGGAATTCGTTGATCAAAGTAATATGGAGAACCTTTCTCCGGAAACTCTTTCTCGTAATCCCAGATATAATTTGTAAGGTCTTCGCTGTATTCCGTGGAGGTGTTATCTCCTGGCCATTGGTATTCAAAATATAAGGTCTCTCCTAGACTCAAGATACGAGAAGCTAAGACAAGGAAATATTTATCTCCTAACCTTAGCTTCTTCACATCTTCAACGGACATTGGATTTCCTTTTGGACCCTTAATTATCACACTAGCGATGTAGGTGTTAATTAAAGATGTTTCACTTTGAGCTGCGCTCAACCGGTCATCATCTTCACCTGTTTGTTCCCTCAGAGTAAACTTTAACTTTGAGGGGGAGGTGTACTCTTGCGTAATCATGCTTCTTGTTTTTTAAAAGGTTATGGTAAAGGGATAAAGACTCCAGCCGCTTCTACATCCTGTGTCAGATAGTCAATAGCAAACTCTACCGAGTCCACTAAGTTATCTGAAGATGTACGGTCAAATTCTCTTCCGTTAATTGTTGCGGGCCAAGCTCCAATAGCAAACCAAGTGTTGAGTGCAATGGGGTCGCCCAACCCTACAGCTAACTCGTCAATTTTGATAACCCGCTTATAGTCGATTGGGTTACCCCCGGTTTGGGTAACAGGATTCTGTACTTTCCAGTGCCATTGCCATAGGGCTGTGGATACTAGTGAGGTTTCTCCCTCGAGAAGTCTTTCCAAAGTAAGGTTACCCACTTTAATAAGACCGCCCGTCTTATGGATGGTATTACCGAATCCATGCTCGGTTATGTCAATCGCAGATTCCCCTAAGGTAACCATCTGCACACTGAACGTCGGAATAATGGGGAGAGGAAGAATATTAATTCTAAAGTTAAACTTCTTCCTGGGGTTTATAATTGCCATAGCTAATCAGATTTAAAAGGTTTTAAATTATCTTTGTTTATGCGAACTCTACTGAATTCTCAGTAAGGATGATGTTCAAGGTGATTTCGACAATCGGAACAACTACCTTAATTTGGAGCTGTATCTTGTAGATACCTTGGCCTACTTCGGTTGGATCATTGATAACAAGGTTATCCAGTGAGGTAGCAAATTGATCACCATCCCATTTGTATTCGTAGATAGCCTCATTATTAACCAGGCTTTCAAGGAACGGTAGAACAGTGTAATATATTCTTTCCCAAGTTGTAAAGGTATTGGGGTCTCCCAGGAACTGTTCTAATGCAGGTTTCAATACATTCATCATGTAAATCTCCAACTGTACTACCGAGAAGAATTTTTCAGGGGAGTTGGATAGGGCCATAGTGTAAGCATCCCAGAGCATAATGGTGTTGGACTTTAAAACAATACCACTACCGCTTGCGTTTGCAAGGATGTTACGATCCGCTAAACTTGCTGGAGACCCGAAGTTATTAACAACCCCGGTTGCTGCAGGAAGGTTACCCCTAATAAAACCCGTGGGTGAGTACCAGGGGCCATAGGCATTCTGGGATAAAGCAATGGCTCCAAGGACCATACCGAGGCCTTTCATCAATTTAGTACCGCCATTAAGTTTATCGGGAACTTTAATTCCCCCATATACATACATAGCCCACTTGGTGGTACCCTGTGTTGTTATTGAGTCAAGGGCTGTTTTGATTGCAGTTTGGCCCATAGTTGCATAATCCATTTCCTCAACATATATAAGATCCTTCCTTAAGATTGCGTAGGCTTTACCCACTCCATATATGCCACTGAGTTCAGCGTCATCCCTAGATAAAGTGGAAATCATATTCCCGTCATCATAAGGGTCGAAAGCATAAAAGCCATCTACATCAGTGGGAGAACCCGTATACTCAGTTAGAGTTAGAGCTGCTCCAGGACTACCCAAAGAGAAACCTATATCGGCATGAGGGGTGACAGCTCCGGATAAGCCTGTGGTGTTTTCATACACTACATCTACTAACCGGGATGTATCGATAATCTCCTTAGCCCATGTTTGGGTATTAGCAGCTCCTGCAGTGGGTACCAAGTTTTCAAAAATCTCGGTGATACCTGCGTCTACGTCCGTAATCATAAGATTAAAGTGTCCACTGAGTCCGTCTGAGGGTGGCAGTGTGTCAGCGTTAAACTTATTTACATCCTCGTAGTATGTTCCTACGCCTTTACTGTTAAGGAGCATTAAGGCTTGAGAGCCCCCGCTACCATCCCAGGTTAGATTTGCTACAGATGGTGTAGCACCAGCTCCCACTACTTTACAAACTCTTAAGGTAGCGCCTCCTTGGATGGCTTGCTCACACATGAGCGGAAAGTCGTTGCCTGCTTGGACGCCTCCGAAGAGTCTCTCAAACTGGGCAACACTGGTAACCAATGCGGAAGGATCATTGGGAATCCCTCTCTCGGTTGGGCCGATTACATACGCAACTCCGGTTGGTGGGAGGTTTGTAGTTTGGGCCTTGTTTATCACGTTTACAGTGACTTGGGCAGTATTTTTACTCATTGTTCTTCGTTTTATTTATTATTTAACAAGTATTAATTGATCGTTCTGTGTCATTAATGGGCTACCGTCTTTGATTAATAAGAAAGACCCGGCATCCAGGCTAGTTTCTGGAATCCATATACTCTGTTCTGAGGTAAGTAAACCTAAGTGGGCTAAAAGCTTAAGGTTAATATGGGTTATAGGAACTGCAGTACCAGTTGTAACGTCTTCGGTCCAGATAATGTCTGGGACAGAGAAGGTATAAATCTTTTCCAAGATACCATTAGTAGCGCTGGAGATATCTAGATAGGATACAACCTCTGAGAAAAATCCAGTTGTAGGGGCATCCCAGTAAGGTACATAACCCCGTAATGGGAGAGTAGAATTTATTAAGTTAGTTAAGTACCTAAGCTGAGTAGTATCATTAGCTACTATATGACATTTTATGGTCAGTTGGTGGGATATATTTTGGGTGGGTTGCATAGCATTAAAGTTTCCAGCCCCATCATCTGTATAATAAACCCTGTTCTCGATTCCGAATTCGCCTGGTAAAAAAGATTCGGTAATTAAGACTACTCGAGCCCTAT